ATTACAGTGACCATATACTCAGGGTTAAGTAGTTCATTAAAGGTATTTCTCTCTTTAATCCAATCTCTAGTTTTTTGGGTCTGTTTAATGACTTTGGTTTTCTTATGCTTAACAGTCTCAGTCTTAATCTCTATCATTCCTGTGGCATATATCATTAGTTCAATCAAACGCAGTCCAACGTGTAATTTCTCTGTTGTACTCCATTCTTCCCATCTCATTACTTCGTCATTTTTGGCAGTCTCTTTTAGCTTTCTTCGTTTGTAAGTATAATTCCAACTTCTTCTATCTAAGTCCTGACGCACTGTGTGGTATAACTCTGGGTTTAACAACTTAAAGTTTTTTAGTGCTATTTCAGTTTCTACTTTACCACCTAAAGTGATGCAGGTAGCAGTGAGAGGTCTATTTTGGGTAATTGTATTTATGATGGATTTTGCGGTAATGAGAGCCAGAATTTCAGGTTCAACTTCGCATATTTTGATGAAGGCAAGAGGTGGTTTTTTAACAATGTTTTTTGATGTAGTCTCAATCCACTCAGCTATCTCCATAGCGAGAGGTCTAATAGTATTTGCAACCATTACCTTTCCGTAAGAGGTAACGCTTTCTTCTTCTCTAGTGATGTGTGATTGTAGCCTCGTGTTCGTCCTGTGAACGCCTGAGAGAGCCATGTCTTTCTCATTGGCTAGTTGGTCTTTGAATGTAGGTAATACTTCTATTAGCTTCTGCATGTTATAACTCCTATGTTTATGTGTGTTATGTTTTGGGTATCTATAAGGGGAACTTTTATGTATTCACCAAAGGATTGGTGTACAATTTAGGTTTAGTCCTTTGCACTATATTTTTAATAGTGCTAAAGAATAGTCGCTTGTTTACTGGCTTAATTAATGATTAACGGATTGAACATGCTTTGTGCATGAGGATTGCAAATCCTATTGCATCAATCCGCAGTAGAATACGTCTATTCTACTATCATTACTAGGTAACATTTAACAACTATCCTTTAACATCTATTAACCCTAACTAGCTTTGTTAAAACTGTTAAGTACATTTACTGCGTCTCGCAAATTATTAGGTATTAAATGCGAATACCTACTAATCATTTTCCATGACTTATGACCTAGCATTTGACCAATAAAGTGAAGTTCTACTTTACCTGATTGAGCCATACGAGTTGCACAAGTATGTCGTAAGCAGTGAATGACAAACTCTTTGTCTTCTTCGAGGTTCATTGCTTTTCTTAGTCTTCTCCAAGTATTCTCACAAGTCCAATATTTTAGATGTGAAAATATAAGGTCGTTTCTTCCTACCGCTTTTTTAAGTAACTTCTCAACGATTAACTTGGCACGTTCTGTTAACGGTACACCTCTGGGCATATTGTTTTTAGTTACCGTAGTAGGTAAATTAACAACATAATGACCATCTACATTGTGTATCATTAGCTTCTTAATAGATAACGCTTCGCCTAACCTCATTCCGCTATCGGTGAGAAAAAGATAGAACTCTAAATAATCAACCATATTCCACTCGGTCAATGTTCTAATCATTTCTTTTTCTTCGATTGGTTCAAGGTATCGTTCTCGTCCATTGTTACTTTCGTCCTGCCACTCAATATGAGGCATTCTATCTAAATGATAAATAGAATGTCTTTGATTGGCATAACGTAACATCTTACTGATTGAGGACATATAACGATTGATAGTAGCAGGAGCAAAACCCCTGTTTTCTAACGTGTCCACAAGATGTTCTATGTGGCTATCGTTAACTTCAGTTACAAGCATACCTTTGCCAAGCATTTCTATTATTTTTTCGCCTCGCTTTGATTGCAACTTTTCCCAACCTCTAAGTGTTAATTTGCGGTGTATCTCCGTTAGCAACTTGATATTTGTCTGTTGCATACATACCGCCTTCCATTGTTATTTGACCATATCAGTAAGAGAATTATATACTCTTCTGCCTTTTGCTGAAATACGCACAAGTTTTCTTCTACGTTCTTCAGGGTCTTCAAAAGATTGTAAAAGACCTATACCAATACCGTCTCGTGTTCTGTCACCTAATTTGTAACAGTTACGAGATACGGTTGATTGGGCTAAGTCCAATTTGTCAGCTATTGTCTGCATGGCGATACCGTCTGCTCCGCCATACTCACCAACATAAAAGAAAACCGCTATTGTTTGGCTTTCCATATGTGGGTCGAATTTACGCATTTCCTCTATTATTTTTAATAGGTTCAATCCGCTCATGTTGTACGCTCCTTAGTTTCCTTATTAGTGTCTCTTTTTAAAGTGAAGCCACTCACACTTATACATTAACCACTTAATACTGAATACTTAATTTTTTTGTTATCCGCCTAAGTATAGTTAATCTATAACACATACAACCTATATTTTCCAAAATCTACTATAGTTTCGTGTGTGCCTTTCGTTACTCTAAAATCACTCCGTCTATTATATTTTTCAATATAAAGTTTAAAGAGAATAAAGTTTATAAGCATATTCGTCCTTTTGTTAAGTTATATTGGGAGCGTTTTGTTTATTATGAATGTAACAACCGTTACCATTCAAAACACTTTTTCGTATCAATCGTAGCTTTTTAGTAGCTAATTGAGTGTTATCTATGTGCATTTTTACCCTTTCTTTTTGCAGTAATTATTATCGTATAAAATAATAGGCTATCCTGTCGCACATCTTATGTGCAAGAGGAATAATCAAGTTATACAGTGCAAAATACACCGTCTAGTCATTAGACAGTGTTTCGGCTATTAAAGCCTCGTCAGTTTTGCTTTTTATAATTCCATTTAGTTTTCCTTTCTTTGGTTTTTTAGATTTCTTACCGAAGATACCTTCCCAATTCTCTTTGAATTTCTCTGTGGGAAGGTGGACACCGTCTCTTATTTTGTATGAGTTAAACCCTGACAAAATTATCCTCTTTATCTGTAATCTTTTTCCAACGTGCTTTAGCTTTTGTTATTTGTTTTATAGCGTCAGCTTTTAAACCTGCCTCTAATAAATCAAAAAGGTCTAAATCTTTGTGCCACAAGTTTTTTTTCTTTAGGTCTCGTAATCCTACAACTACCAAGCCTAACTGTTTTTTATTTACCATTTTACTCCGTTGTTGATTGTTTAAAATAAACTCACCGTCTAGTCCTAAGACCAAACGGTGAATTGTGGATTAACATGCTTTAGCCTTGCGAACTCATGCAAGATATTTACGCATATAAACCTCAAAGCGGACTGATTAAATCCGCTTCAAGTTTTATATTTAGCCTACTTTTTGAATAGGAAACTGTATCACCTGCCCCAGTGTTTTTTCTGGGTAGGCTCTCCCTCTAAAAGTGGTTGAATGTGGTTTATAAAATTGAATTTTCTTAATACCTTTAAAATCTTTATAAGGCTCAACTTTAAATTGACCGTAGCATGATTTAAAAACGTCTTTTAGATATAAAGACCAATCAGTTGCAGGAGTTTTTTTATTAATTTTAACAACTCCGTTAATTACTGAATAGCTTTTACATTTAAAAGATTTAAAGCCATGCGTTAGCGGTATATTACCCACTATGAAACCCAACCTTCAGCAATAGCAGAATGAAACAATTTTAATTTCTCTGCTTTGGTTGCGTTCTGGTAGTCTTCAAAGTGTTGTTTTTTCTCGGTCTCGTCTTTATACTTTGAGAGTGTTTCCGCTCTCTGTATAGTTTGCACAGCTTTTGCAATTTGCATAAGTGTAGCCTCCATCTGTTTGTGTGTGTGTTTGTGTGTGACTTTTAAAAAAAGTCTCAAAGCCTACCGCTTGGATAGGCTTTAAGTCTGTTTTTAATTTAAGATGTTTAAAGGGTCATACTTAACTATAAGACGCACTTGCTTCTCGTAGTCTCTCTTAGCTGTAAACATTAAATGAAAGTTATATAAAAACCTTCTCAGTGATAATTTAAATTTATACATATTTTTTAATTAATGTTGTTGAGGTTTAAAGTCTGGAGCAATAATTCCAAATCCGCCCCAATCTTTTTGAATTGTTTTGTCTTTGCTAAAGTCTTCAAAAAACTTCAAAGCGTAGCCTCTAGCGTCTCCATTAAAAAACATATTGAATGTATTAGTGTTCAATATCTTAGCAACTTTTGAAAGTATCTTTTCACTTTCTTTGTCTATGTCGCCTTCAAAGTCTCCGTTGCAATAGTCAGTTGCTAACTTGTGGGCTTTGTTTTCTAATCTAAAAAGTTTTTTGCAAAGTTCGATACTATCTATATCAAGATTGAAAATACTTTTTAAAGTGTCGCCATGCTTCTTAATGTTTTGATACATTGTTTGTTTTTCGTGTCCCTTCATAGTGTGTATACTCCATTGATTGTTTGTGTGTTTGTTTCGGACTGAAATTCTGTGTCCTCGTCAGTGACGTATTAAACGCCAGACAAACTGCAAGGCTGAGAGTGTTAAGACTAACTCTAATCGCTATCTTGCAGACTGGACTAATTAAGGCTTTTAACCCCCACACACCTTAGAGACTTACTCGCCCAGATTAGAACTATCCGCAGTTCCGTGCCTGTGTGTGGCAGATTGTTTTTGTATGTAGATAAAAACAAGTAAAAATAAATAACTAATATCTATATATACATGCGTTTGCGGATTGCAATAGCTAAAATGAAAAAAAAGTAAAATAATTTAAAATAAGCTATAAAAGCCTTATTATATGCCATTTATAGGATAATATAGGAATATATAGTATTTAATAGGATTATCCCATTAAGGTTTAATATCCTGTAGCGTATCTATTATGGATATAGCTATTATGGATATGCTTTATTATCATTACTATTATAATATTATTGATGGTGTCTCTGGTGGTGTGCTTGTGGTGTACTTGTGGAGATACTTAGGAGATACCCTGCGTAGGCTGTGTGTGATACCTGTGTAGATACCTGTGTGTGTTTCTTTTGTTTTCACTAGAATGGGAACTTTTATAATTAAATTGATATGACCACTGCCCTGCGTTCAGTCATTGGTGTGGCTGTGCGTGGCTGTGTGTGGCTGTGATACTTAAAGAACTAGGCGTGTGCCTGTGAGTGTGTGCGTATATATAAAGAACTAGGCGTGTGCCTGTGCGTGTGGCTATGTGTGAAATAAAAAAACAGACTAGCTGAAGCACATACAATAATAAAAAGAATACGCCCACGCCACGCATAAGCAAAGGATATGCTGTCCTTATAGTTAAAAAAAGCCCTTTAAAGCCTTGCTTTCTGTACTTTTCCCACGCTTCCACAGGTTATCGAAGGGGGGAATTGACGTTCTCTATATATCAAATACCCTTTCATATTTTTTTATGAAATATTTCCCATACGCTCAGCCATACGCTTAGCCCTGTTTGGTGTCTGAACTGCCCACCTACTGTCTAACATCTCCTTACTTGCAGTGACATAGTCACTATCTTGGAGTGCTGAAAGCATACCATGAAACTTAGAAACACCATAGCTACCCATCTGGTAACACATTTCAACCACTATATGTCTAGCAGTGTCATGCACATTAGGAGATATCATTAGTAATTCTTCTGAACCTGAAACTGCTCTTGCAAAGTCTCTTTCAAATAACTTATTCCACCCTGCCATGTCAGTAGGTACTTCTTCGCCCTCTAACATTTTGTGACCAAAGCCACCTGTAAGATGCCCTTCAGTGCAGTGGTAAGTCTCCATACGGAAGCCTTCTTCTTTCTTAATCTCTGCTTTAGTTTGTTCTATATCCATCTTTGTTTTTCTCCTCTAATTCCAGTTGTGTGTTCCATAAATCTTTCCAAGTCTTTATCTAACAAGTCTTCTTTGTGTTGATTGTAAGATAATTGTTGGTCTCTATCTAAACGTGTCACCCAATAGTTTGCACAGATAGCTAATGCGTCTATAGCATCATCATGTCTAAGCGAACCTTTGTCTCTAGTAAGTCTTGTCATCTGTCTAAACAACTGATGGTCAGGCTCATTCTTAAAGTCTTCTTTAATTAGTAAATCATCTATGACTAACCTATGGCTATTCATTAAAGGCTCTAAGGTATCTATAATACGTTTCTCCTTTTGAATATTGTGTCTAACTTCCTCAATCTCACATGGGTGTATCTTAGCCATGATAGGTTTAAGTAATTGTGTTGCCATACCGTCACCAAAGTTACTCTCGATAACCACATAGTTGACATCATGTTTTCTCGCAATGTGAGATAACTGAGACATGGTATTGTCTGAATATCCACCATCTAACGAGCCAACAGCAGTCAGATATAGCACTCCATGTAACATTTTAAGCACAGCGTAAGCTGTTTTGTCCTCACCTCGCCCACTAGGGTCAATCGACATACATGTGCCTTCAAACGGAGTAAATTCTTCACTCATGTGCATAGGGGCTACAAAGTAGTCACCTTTAAGTCCTACATTAGGAATATCTGGGTCTATACCTTTCATTTGCTCTGGTGATGAAGCCCACTGTATTTTTGCAGGTGCATCTTTCCAAGTTGAACAACCTGAAGCTACTATTAAATCATTTAGTTTAAGAGGGTATCTATTTGCGTCAGACAAACTTGTATCTAACATAAATTGTAAATTAAACCCTGAACGACCATAAGAAGCTAAACGCTCCATCAAATCTACGCCATCAAACCTTTTAGGGTCTGTAGGGTCTCCTTCTTTACCTACGATAATGTCAGCAAGTTTATTTCCGTAACCAACTGCTTGTGCTTTAGTTGGTACTAATGCTGTCCATATCTTTGTCTTAAAACCTCTTTCCTCTAATGTATTGTACAATGACATTTCATTTTGAGGTGTACCTAGAAATATAATACGTCCTACTTCTGGTTTAATAATTGCATCAAATTCTTTTACAGTTTCACTTAATCTATCTCTCATAAGTTGCGTTTGGGAGTTATTCGCACTCTCAACGTCATCTGCAATAATCAAATCTGCTCTACTACCTGTTAACTGACCTGTGATACCCATAGATTTAACTGAGGGTGCATGACTGGCTGTAGCAGGTGCAACATCAAAACTAATCTTTGAATGTCTTTGGTTGTCTCTAGGAATTAGATGAGCCAGTAAAGGCATCTCTCCAATTAATCTTTGTGTAAATGTACTGAAATCATCAGCCCTACTTTTAGATGCAGATACAACTAATATGTTTCTCTGCGGATTTAATAATAATTGGTGAACGACAAACGCTGAAGTAATCCAAGATTTACCTACACCTCTAAACGCTTCGATAACTAATCTCTTTTCTTTAGCCTGTAGATAGTCTGCGATATCGTATTGTATTGGTGTTGGTTCAGGTAAGTTTAAATGCTTCCAACATAAATATAGAAAATTTTTAAAGTTCTTTAATCTATTGTCCATCTGTATCAAACGGTATGTCATCAAGAATGTTATCTTCCTTTTTAGTCAAAGGTTCTGTGCTGTAAGTTTTACAAACTTCTAAACACACTTTCATTTCTGATGCCGTTAGTTCGTCTCCTGATTTTAATTTATTGTATGCGTGAGTTACTAATAACTGTGGCAACTCTTTTATAATATTGGTTAAACTATTGCGGTCTTCCTTGTCGGTTGTACTTTTTAAAGGTACTTCCTTTGTTTCTTGACTTGGCATGTTGTCCTTTTCTTTTTTTCGGTTTTTCTCTAGGAACATAAGACTTGGCTGTTTTCATGTTCTACTGAAGAGGATTTTTTGACTGTTCTTTCATCTCTTCAATAAGTAGATTTAATAAGTCTATACTTTTTTTATTAATTGCTATGTCAGTGTGATTGTGTCTTGTATCAACACTTTCTAGTGCTTTAACTTTTTCTTTAAGTACAGCAACGATAGATAAATCAACTGTTTTAGATGAATTTTCTAACACATCTATCTTAGTCATAACTTCACCGTATTTTATAAATCCTGCTCCTATACTTCCTATAAGTCCAATCAGAACTACAATGTTAGTTAAGTTATTCTTTAGTTTATCCATGCAATCACTATAAGAATTGCTACTGCAATCATAAACGGTTTATGGTCATTCCATAGGTGTATTAATTGTGTCTTAATTATTTTTTTATCCATTTTGTAATTCCCTTATTTCTATTAATAGTTTTTGTTTTTTATAATTAATTTGTTCTAATTTTCTTTCTTTGATAACCAATGGGTCATTTGCTGTGTAAACATCTAGGTTTATATCCGCATAGATAAGTCTGTTATCAAGCATGAAATCTTGATTTAGATAAATATTCTTTGGTTTATAAAATTCTATATTTGTGTACGCAACTAACGACACCTCATCTTTAAGCATGGCATCTAGTTTAAGTAAGTTCTTAACCTCAAGATTTTTTGAGACATCTTTTACTACGACATCAACTTTATCTAATTTGTCTGATAAAGAAGCTACTTTAGTTTTCTTTTCTGTTTTTACTTTTTCGGTTTGTATGGCTTTGGTTTGTAAGGTTTTGGTTTCTTTTTCATCTGTTTCCTTTTCCGTTATTGTTTTTTTAGCTTCTTCTTTTTCTTCAGTT